GACCATGCAAAATATCGGTTTGGATTTACTGGCACACTGGATGGAACACAGACTCATAAGTGGGTTTTAGAGGGTTTATTTGGGCCTTCATATAAAATTATAGGGACGAAAGACCTCATGACCAAAGGTCATGTTGCAAAACTTGACATAAATATTTTACTTCTTAAACATCCACCGCAAAAGTTTGAAACATTTGAAGATGAAATACAGTTTATAATTACAAACGAGAAAAGAAATAAATTCATTCGTAATCTAGCTTGGGATCTTAAAGGCAATACACTTATACTGTTTTCACGAGTTGAAGGTCATGGAAAGGTTTTATTTGATCTCATAAATAATAATGTACTTGAACAGCGTCAAACTTTTTTTGTTCACGGTGGAGTGGGTGCTGAAGATCGAGAAAAAGTTAGAGAGATTACTGAGAATGAAAAAAATGCGATTATCGTGGCCTCCTACGGAACTTTCTCTACTGGTATCAATATTCGTAATCTTCATAATATCATTTTCGCTTCTCCCTCCAAGTCGCGTATACGAAATCTCCAATCAATTGGAAGAGTGCTCAGAAAGGGAACAAACAAAGTAAAAGCAACTTTGTATGACATAGCAGATGATGCAACATACAAATCAAGACGAAACTACACTTTGAATCATCTAATTGAAAGACTCAAAATCTACAATTATGAAAAATTTAATTATGATATCATCAACATCTCATTCAAAAAGTAACATGGGAGACGAATTCTACAGCATTCTTAAACTAGTATCCGGAGAGGAAATCTTCGCGATGGTTTGCGTGGATGAATCTGATGAACAACCTATCTTAATTTTACATAATCCAATTAAGATGAAACCATTAAATCAAATGAGCCAACTCAGTTATATCAAAGTGACTCCTTGGATGGAAATGACTGATGAAGATATGTTTGTAATGAAAATGGATAAAGTAATTACAATGACAGAATGTAAAGATCAAAAACTTATTAAGATTTATAAACAATATATTGAAGAAAAGGATTCTGATGATATTGAAATAATTCAGTCTCGAAGTAAAAAAGGTAAAGTAAAACTATCGGGCGACCCCAGATTAGGTTATATTTCTAGTGTAGAGAAAAAAAGACAATCTCTTGAAGAGCTATTTAAATCTGATTCAAAGGAGCCTTAATTCCCTTCAAACCTCACAAAGGTTATTGTACACATATTATAAGGGTTTGTCAAGTATGTTAAGTTTGTCACCCCGTCACCTCTTGAAACTGAAATAATTGTCACCTTGTCACTAAACTTGTCAAACAAAATAAATATGCTATAATGGAATATAGTTAAGACGAACAAGATGTCATGCCTAGAAAGAAGTCTGAGCACTATGTAAATAACAAAGAACTCTTAGAGGCATTGATAGTCTATCGAGAGAAAGTTGCTATTGCAAAAGAAAAAGATTTACCAAAACCTAGAATTACTAATTATCTTGGATCATGTTTCTTGAAGATCGCTACACACTTGTCATATAAACCAAACTTTGTAAATTATATGTTCCGTGATGATATGATATCTGACGGTATTGAGAACTGTGTTCAGTATATTCACAATTTTGATCCAGAAAAATCGAAGAATCCTTTTGCATATTTTACTCAAATTATACACTATGCATTTCTAAGAAGAATACAAAAAGAAAAGAAACAGTTAGATATTAAGAATAAAATTATTGAAAAGACTGGATTTGATGAAGTTATGCATGTTGATGAAGGAGGAGCCTTGACAGGAGCAATGTCTGAGTATAATACAATTAAGGATAATATTGCACAGAAGAAAAATAGATGAGAGTTGCCATTATAACAGACACCCATTACGGTGCTCGTAAGGGTTCAAAACATTTACATGACTATTTTGAACTATTCTACAAAAATGTATTCTTCCCCTCGCTAGAGGAGGAAGGCATTGATACCATCATTCACATGGGTGATGTATTTGATAGTCGTAAGTCAATTGATTACTATAGTCTTGAGTGGGCTAAGAGAGTTGTGTTTGAACCAATGAAGAAGTATCAGGTTCACGCAATCACAGGAAATCATGATTGTTATTATAAGAACACAAATGAAATCAACTCTCCAGAGTTATTATTAAATGACTATACTAATATAAAGACATATTCAAAAGCAACTGATGTTAATATTGGTGGACTAGATATTCTTCTTTTACCTTGGATAAGTGTAGATAATCATGCAGATAGTCTTGAAGCAATTCAAAATTCTAAGGCAAAGATTGCAATGGGACACCTTGAGATCAATGGTTTTAAGGCAACTCGTGGACACATGATGGAAGATGGTATGCCAAAAGAAGTCTTCGATAAGTTTGATAATGTATTTTCAGGACACTTTCATACTCGTTCAAGCAACGGAAAGATTCATTATCTTGGTAATCCTTATGAGATGTTTTGGAATGATGTAAACGATCCTAGAGGGTTTACCCTATTCGATACAGATACTTTAGAGAGAGTTCCAATTAACAATCCTTATAAATTGTTTTATAACATATATTATGAAGATACTAATCATAAGTTATTTAATACCACTGAATATAAAAATAAAATTGTAAAAGTCATTGTTCGTAAGAAGTCAAGTCCAAAAGAATTTCAGAAGTTTATTGATAAACTCTATCGGTCAGAAGTTCAAGACTTGAAGATAGTTGAAAACTTTGCAATCGTTGAGAATGAAGACTTTGATATTGAAGAAGATGAAAATACAATTTCAATATTGAATCGTTACATCGAT